TATGATTATCGTAGTATTTGGGATTGTGGAAATCTGGTTTATGTGTTAGAGTACTAAATAAGTTTAGCTCGTCTGCCATGTGTAGATGGAGTCCTGGGTTCGTTGTGCGAATCCAGTTTTTGTTGAAGTGATATGAAAATTATCTATACAAGCGATTTACATATAGACGCAATTCCGTACTACGATCATTCAAGGTTTCGATCATTTTTGTATCTAATTAAGGCATATGAGCCGGATTATATTATTTTCGGTGGAGATAACTGTGAACGGTGGGAATATACTTCGCAGTTCTTTTCATTGTATCGAAGAGAAATTCCAAATATCAAAACTGCATTGATCCCAGGCAATCACGATCTTTGGTCCTATCACAAAGATACAAAGCGCGAAGCAATCTATGATCATATTCGAAAGACGTGCAAGGAATATGATATTACTTTTTTAGAAGAGAATCCTATCGTTGACGGTAAGATTTTATTGTGTGGCACAATTGGTTGGTACGATTATTCTGCCAAGCCAGAAGCAGAAAACACAGAGTTTCTGATTGTTAACAAGGGCACGATGAATAATGATGGAAATTATATCATCTCAGACATCGGCGATTTAGAATTTGCCGAACAGTGTAAGAAGAGGCTGTTGAAGAACATTCGAGCGAATCAAAAGAACGTTTCAGACATACTTGTGTTTACGCACGTTCCAGTTTTAAAAGAAACTTTAGCTCCGCCCCCGTATGGAAAGAATGCCAGAGAATGGTATATGAGCAACTCCTATTTTTACAATTTTTCAATTGGCAAAGAGCTTTTGAAGAATAAGAAGGTTAAGTTAATTATATCTGGTCATGTTCATAGATATATGAGCGGCATGTCTAAGAACGTTCATTATGCCGTATGTGGTTCAGATTATGGTGAACCCGAAGCGTTGTTTATAGATTATGATGATGGATTTTTAAATATTGATCGTGTTGAATAGGAGATTATACTGTTGACATCCATCTTAAATGGTGTAGTATAGAGATGCAATTCTTGGGACATGTTGTACAAGAGTCGCATTTAATATCTTGCTTATTTAAGGAGATTTATGAACTTATCTTATTCATATGATACGAGAATTCTTCCTGCCGAGGTAGAAAACTATAAAATGTTTATGACAAATATCTTTGGGAAGGCAGTTGCCCCTATTGGTTGGCTATATCGTGAAAAAGAAAAATCTTCCGGAACTCTTCCATATAATATTATTGAGAACGATTATCAGTTTGTTATCGAAATTGCCCTTGCAGGTTTGGTGAAAGAAGATTTGAGAATCGAGCTAGATAAAAATTTTTTATGCATCAGTCATGATTCTACCTCAAATCGAGAAAACAAAAAGGTCGAAGACGAAAAAAAATATATTCATCGAGGAATTTCTCAGAAATATTTTTATTATCGGTTTATATTGGCAAATAATGTTAGGGTGAATCGCGCATCAATAACTGATGGTATGCTGAGAATATATTTAGAGTTTGTACCTACAACTCCAGCCGCGCTGATACAAATTCCGATTGAATAATTATTGTTCTGCCCATCATTATATATATAATGATGGGCTTTATAGGAGATTGAATGATTAAGCCAGATGTAAAATTTGACGAAATTACTAAAGATTATGTAATTCAATATGACGTGAAAGACAATGGAAAATTTTTTGTTAGTGTTCAAAAACGGGGAGGCGAATATATCAGCGGATATCAATTGGGCGGATATGTTGGATTAATTGAAGGATACAATGGAGCTTGGAAGGTCAGCAATGATCCAAAATTTGAGACTGGCGTCTTAATCAAAGCTGTTAAACGATGCATTGATAACTATCTTAGATATATAGTTGAGTATAAAGAAACACTAGAACAGATGGAGAAAGGAAATGAGAATAGGTAGATATGAAATTCAGTGGCTCGATTATCCCGGTAAGATGAAATTCGAATTTGATAGACAAGTTTATTCGACTGGCACTGTTTATTGTTTCTGGCGTTTTTGGTTGTGCAAACATGAAAATTCTTAGAGTTGAAAAAAAGAGATACGTTGATGTCGAAGATTCTAACGGAGTTTATACGAACAATTATGGCAATGGTGTTCTTACACGAACGACATATGCAAAAGCTTTTACATTAGATCCCGATGGGAAAGAAGTAGAGTTGGGCTATGATGATATATATTTGAGGATACGCTGCCTAGATTGTGGCACAACTTTGAAAATTTTTAGCAGCACACTTGGCGAGGATTTTGTTGAGATTGGTGGAATAATGGGAACTAAGAAAATGTGGAGAGAAATATTCAGGGAAGTGCTGGGAGAAGAGTGATGGGTGCCTGGGATTGGTTATTTGGTGAATCAAAAGTTTCAAACTCGGAGAGTACAACGGAGAAAAGTCAAATGTCAAAATACCTTATCACATTCGAGGATACGGCGATTATAAGAGATTTTGAGGGGGAGCGGTTGGCAGCCTATAAATGTCCAGCCGGAGTATGGACAATTTCTTATGGACTTACTGGGCCTGATATTAAAGAGGGATTGGTTATAACAAAAGAACAATCCAAAGAAATGTTCATGAATAGGATTCAATATTTTATAGATAATATTGAACCATTATTAAAAGAACAGTTGACTAATAACCAATTTTTAGCGATACTAAGTTTTGTGTGGAACATTGGAATTGGAGCTTTTACAAAATCAACATTGCTCAAATTGATTAATGCTAGAAAATTTAATGAAGCAAGTGAACAATTTATTCGTTGGAATAAGGCCGGAGGAAAAGTGCTTTTTGGATTGACAAGACGAAGAATTGCAGAGAAACATTTATTTTTATCATAGGAAATTAAATATGTCCAATCTAGGTGTTAAGATTATTCGAATGCTTGGTCACGAAGATGTGATTGCCAAAGTCAAGGCCATCGGCAACAAGCACTATCGTATCAAAGATGCTTGCATTATTCGCGTTCAACAGGCCCAGGAAGAGGTTGATCCGAATGATACTGGACAGAAAAACGTTCGATTTGAACTTACACTTTCTCCTTTCCTGACTCCGTATATGAAGCAGGATCAAGAAGTTGATGTTGAAGGTGTTATTTTTGAACCAGAAGATCGTGTTCTGGTTAGGTACAATGCTATGTTTAGTCCAATTATTCAGCCAACATTGCAGGCTAATACTGGACTAACACCAGGACTAATTACGAACTTAAAGTAATATTGTGAAAGATTTTTATACCAACTGCTCGATCTGGGGCAACAACTTATTGTATCGTGGAATCCGAAATGGAGAGCGCATATCCGAAAGAGTTCCATATCAGCCAACGTTGTTTGTGCCTTCAAACAAGTCTTCCAAGTTTAAAACTCTTGATGGCTCACACGTAGAGAAGATATGTCCCGGAGGCATTTATGATACAAAGGACTTTATCGAAAAGTATAAAGATGTAGAGGGATTCAAAATTTTTGGCAATACATCTTATCAATATTGCCACATAGCAGATAGCTTTCCTGGTGAAGTAGAATACGACAGAGACAAAATCATTATTGCAAATATCGATATTGAAACCAGTTCAGAAAATGGATTTCCCGAAGCCGAGATGGCCGCCGAACAGGTGCTTTCGATTTGTGTGAAGATGAAAGGCAAGTACAATGTGTTTGGTTGCGGCGCGTTTGATTCTTCTGGAATGCCTGATGTAACGTATAAGAAGTTTCTCTGTGAAAGAGATTTGTTGATAGGCTTTCTTGATTTCTGGAGCAACAATTATCCAGATGCTATCACGGGTTGGGCGTGTTCCACATATGATATCCCCTATCTTGTAAATAGAATTACCAACGTTTGCGGCGCAACTTTTGCAAAGAAGCTGTCGCCCTGGAGGAATTTCACCCAGAAGAGCATTACGATCTTCGGAAAGCAGAAGCAGATATTTTCTTTGGTTGGAATTTCAATGCTCGATTATATGGAGCTTTATAAGAAGTTTGCCAAGAATAGTCATCAAGAATCTTATAAGCTAAATCATATTGCTAATGTAGAGTTGGGCGAGAGCAAACTTTCTTTTGAAGAGTACGGAACACTCAGAAAACTCTACAAAGAAAACTATCAAAAATATATCGAGTATAATATAAAAGATGTAAATTTGGTCGATAAGCTAGATAATAAATTAAAACTGATTGACTTGGTTTTAGGAATGGCATATGATGCTAAGGTAAATTATGATGATGTCTTCGGGCAAGTTCGTGTTTGGGATTCGTTGATCTTTAATGAATTGAAGAAAGATAATATTGTTGTTCCATCAAAGTGTGATAAAGAAGCAGAACCCTATACAGGCGGATATGTTAAAGAACCAATTAGGGGCTTGCACAAGTGGGTAGCATGTTTTGACGCGAACAGTTTGTACCCATCTTTAATTCAGATGTTTAATATTTCTCCAGATGCTTTGTGCGACAATTGTGCGCCAGTTAATGTTACGGTCGATGATTTGTTAGAAAGAAAATGGGAGAATAATCTGGCTGGTTCTATTACGATGGCAGCAAATGGACACACTTTTCAGTCCAATTTTACAGGGTTTCTTTCAAAGATGATGAAGAGATTGTATTTGGAGAGAAAGGAGTATAAGGGTAAAATGTTAGATTCGATGAAGGAGCTTGAAAGGGTTAAGCTTGAAATTCAAACCAGGGGATTAAAAGTATGAAGCCACGTATTGTTGTATTGATGTTCGGTCACAAGGCACAACGGGGAAAGGATCTGAGTTGTGCATATCTTGTTGATAATTATGACTTCAAACGATTTGCATTTGCTGATAAGCTTAAAAATGTAGTCGCAGACCTATATGATTTTTCACACGAACAGATGCACGGCGATTTAAAAGACGTGATTGATGTTCGATATGGTATTACACCAAGACAGGTT